CTCATGGATTGTGTAATTAATTTAATTGTGTTTACAAAAACAATCGCTAGTTTTAAACATAAACTAGCAAAAAGATCGTCACCAATGCCACACTAAAGTGCAGTTTTATACTTACAAACGCGTACCTCGCCACTCCACAGAGCGCAAAAGGAATAGCTACGCAAGCATCACTGTTCTTATTCCCTTAGGGGCAGAAACCGACGAGAAACCGTGGCGTAAACGGTTACGCATCGAGTCTCAGTGACTTTGTCGATTTAATAGAGGAAGATTTTTTACTCTCTTTCTTTTCTTCTTTAGAGTCTTCAAGAGAAACCATCTCAAGAAGTTCTCGAATTCTCTTTCCTTCCAAAATTTTAGACCTTTCCTTGGCCTCTTTCTTTCTACTTAAAACTTCATCGTTAGTAACGGTATTAAGAATATCGCACAACTCAATACTGTAATAAACCCACAACTCACCAAATGAAACATACTCACCAGGAGCAGGCGAAGTGGGAAGTATAACTCCTGATAATGTAAGAGCCCAGATTCCCTGGACACTTTGTCGAATTTCAGGCTGATCAGCTTCAGTACTAGTAGGAATAACATTCCCGTCTCCCCAAGAGAAGGCAACGTACTTCATGTCGTCAGCAGCGGTCCAACGAGACCACGTAGTATCAAATTTTGTGAACACATCGCCGCTTTTAATGTAAGCCATGCCACGAAGATCATCAGGAGTAGTGCGATTCGCAAACGTGAAAGCTTCACTTTTACCATTACCTAAATACGGAATCAAAGGATCCGCTAAATAAGTTAATTTAAGAGAGCCAGGAGTGTTGGTACCAGTGGTACCAACGAATTCCAATTTTGTTTTCATACGGTATCTAGAAAATAACTTAGCCATGTTGTATAGCGGAGTAGAACTATAAGCTGCATTAGCAGGCTGAACTGCATACCGTACAATATCATTGCCACTGGTAGTATCACTAATCACTGTGGCCCATTGAGGGGTTTCGGCACTACCAAAATTAAACGCATATACCCCGCCCAATTGAAACTTCCCGGTCATCGTAAGACAACCAGGTCTTCCAGCAGCAAAATTAGTAGCTTGTCCAACATTACGTATATAACCATACCGAACGGGAGGATTAATTCTTCTTTGAAAATCTGGCCCTCGTCGCCCAAGCTGAGCAATTACACCGCGCCTTTGTTTAGCGCGCGCAACAAGCGAACGAGGTCCGCGTCCTCCACGTGTGCGGGGTCCGAGAATCTTCCTCTCAACCCTCTTTTCAATTTTCTTTTCAACTTTTTTGATAGCTTTCTTCTTAGCTGTCTTTGACATTTTGTTTTCTTCAAAATAGTTTTTCTCTGCGCGGGAAACCCGGGGCGCAGAGGCCCTTTTCCCAGGGGAATTTCGGGTCGGGTCAACATACGTAAAGGCTGCAGCCGGAAATGCGAATAAGTCCGAAGCGGCTGAGGCTGCTGCATTGGGATTTGAGCCCGCCAAGGCTTTGGAAAGAACAGCATGTCGTTGATAAAACGGTCGATTGTGAAATCCGAGAACTCCGGGGTTTCTCCCAAGACCTCCATTATTAAATGCACTAAATTGATTAGTAAAATTCATTTTCTACCTACCTCCTACGCACAGGTTAAAAAGTCAAAAACCTGCACTCCCAAAATCAACATCAAAAACATGGTCATTCGAAAACACTGGAACGGGACCCCGTAGTGCTGGATGCCATGTTCTGTGATCAATTTCAATTGTATCAAGAAAAAGCTGCAACATGCTAAAATGATCACGCTTCATGGTTAAAAGATCAGAATAAGCAGGCATGTCTTGAACGGGTTTCTCTTTAAGAACAACCTCAAAATTCGTGAGCATATAATGAATGTACTCATCCAAAATGGTCCTAAACTTAGGTAGCCAATAACACTCAACGCGAATTCCAAGAGCTCTAGCAAGACGTTCACGCGCTACTTGAACTTTACCTTTGTCACCATAAAGTAATGATGCGACTTGTTTATTAATATTAGAACAAACTGGTAATACATAACCATAATAATAAAAAAACGACTTTGAACAGTAGGACAATTGATGTAATGGTTGCCATCCATCTGTTTCAATCTTATACTTCCAACCAAGAGACTCCCCAATTTTACGAACTAAATCAGGTTTAAGAATTTTTTGTGCTAAAAAATCAACTGTGATCATGGAGTCATCTCCACAAACTACGAGCTCACAATGCTCGCGAAAAGAAGTTAAATCATGAAGCTCTTCAGGAGCCAAACAACACCAGACATAATACCAGCGAAACTCATTAATCATAGAATTATCTGTAATAGTATTCGTCTGACCTGAATTTTGACCAAAATGCTTTTGGATTAAATCTCCGGTTTCCATAACAATCGCAGAGTGGATACAATCTTCGTAATAATTAGCAATCTCCGAGTACATCTCAGGAGTCTGTAAAATAGGAACAAGTAAGTTAAAACGGAGATCCCGACAAACGTAGTGTTCAGGAGGTGACACACTACCGTCGAATTCACCGTAATCCCAGACTGCTCCCAGCGACAACTTGCCGCCGCGAAACATTCGCCTATACAGATCATGCATTCCCAAATAAAAATGGGACCACCCTACAGTTGAAGGAATCCGAAAACTCCTACCCGCAGCATGAATGTTCTCATTCATTTCAGCAAAAAGTTGTGTACCTTTAAGTTGAATTTCAATTGGTGCGCCAGTAATTACCCTAGTGTTGTTTGCTTCAATTTTTTCCCACTTTTTAGGCTCAGTTTTACAAGCATTAGTCCAAATACCTCTAGAAGGACGAGGGCCATCAAGAACATCATAAACGACTTGCCTAACATCAGGATCTGCCCAAGCATCTCTTTTGGTTCTATGAACATTACTCCAAGGATAACCTGGAGAAGTAGACAAATCAACCCAATTAATAGGATCAAATGCCAAACGGCTTTGCTTAACAACAGAATATGATTCATTAAGCATTTTCTCTGCTTTCTGAAATGTAAGAGTATCAAACTTTGGAAATTTTTTCGTATATTTACGAATAGCGTTAAACGAAGTTTCAATATTTCCAAGAGCATAACCATATTCTGAATAATCTATTTTATAATGATCTAAAAACCATTTAAAATCATAATTGATGCGAAGCTGTTTCTTATAACGACAATGTTTTCTTACAACTCCTAAAACATCAAAATCAGTGGGCAACGAAGCAGCCTGCAAAGAATTATGCGCAAAGCGCGATGCCATGACTGCCTCATACTTTTTAGGATAAGGGGGCAATGAGGTCTCCCCCGAACCTAAAAAATTGAATGCTGTGGTTCAACATCATCAAACTCTTCATCATAATCACCATCTAACAATTTTCGCATAAAACGCTGTTCATCAGTGATATGAGCCCCTTTCTCCAAGTTGCTTTCAACGAGAACAAAATCTTCATCATCAGAATAGTGTTTACCGGGAAACCCCGCCCCGTTACAAAGACCTCTCTTGTGCCCCCACATATGAAAACCAACCACTTTACCACTCTCATTAATATAAGGAGCACAACAAACGCCTGCATAAGCTGAACACAAAGTAGTTAAAGCATCACCGTCTTGGATGATGCCAGTAGACATAAAATCTTTATTGTCCCACTTCCAAATTAACCTAACGCACTCATCAGTCTTACCTGGTGCATTAGCTAATTTAAGTTGCTTAATATGCCCAAACTTCGAAGGAATAGGGCAGTTAACAACGGTCCCTTTTTTTGTTAATGAAAACTGTGTGGGATCACCTGCCGAAACCAACAAAGGAACACGTTCTTCACCGACCTGCGCGTACAAGCAAAAATCTCGGTGATTGTTATGATTAGGGAAATAAAATTTACCAGAGACGGCAACTCCATTAGCAACCTGAGAAGTAGACGTTTCAGTGAGGTATAAAGGATAAACCGCAGCATGTTCAGGAGTAGTAGCCTCAGTAATCATAGAGGTCGTTATTTTTGACTCAGGGGTAATCTTTGCATCTTTCACCTCTTTTTTCTTCTTCTTTGCTTCTTGCTTAACCTTATCTTTAATTACCCAAACTTTTGCTGGTCCTTTCTTATGATCAGGTGCGGCTTTCATAGAAGTAGGGGCAATATGTACGAAAGGGCACTTCTTATCACAGTCAGAAATAACGCAACGAATGGCAAATTTCTTGATGAAAGCGTTGAATTCACCAGTTGAACCAAACTCCGACTTATGATCAAACTTACAATTGTCGATGCACTTAAAATCTTTTTTCTTTTTTTCTTTTTTAAAATAATGAGCAAATGGACAAGGTATGTTTGCCTCAGCAAACACACAATTATGTGTTTTTAAAGTTTTTTCCTCAACGCTCTTTTTACACCAATTACAAACTTTGTAAGAAGCTTGACCATAATAATTCGAATTTTTATTTCCTTGTTCATTGTATGTAATAGCATCTTTCTTTCGTTGTTCATGCTTGGCTTTAGCCGATTGATCAGTAATCTTAACATTAGATGAAGTAACACGATTACCATGTGAATCAAAATAAGCTGCATAATTCCCTTCTGCAACTTCTTGAATAGTGGTTTTCTCTTCTTTCTTAAATCGAGCAATAAATCTTTTAGTAAGCTTATAAGCTATATATGCTGAAGCAGCCATAGCAACGGCATTGACAGCATACTCAGCAGGAGAAGTAAAAGTCATATCTTCAAGGGCATGATATTCTCTTTTTACGCCGAGTGTGTCGCAAACACCTCTAAAAGCATTGGGAACAAACGACCGGACAACAAGGTCTTCGCCCCACAATGCTTTAAAAAGTTGTTTATTAGGACACAACACAGAGGTGAAATGATAAGGGATAGGCATCCCATTAACTCTCCACCTAGCAGTGTCGGCATTTAAACAAGCAATACGATAATCCCAATCTTCACGTGCGAAAGCTTGCATAGATAATTTAACAAAATCAGCGTTACAGGAATAAATATGCTCAGACATAGCAACTAACTCGTTCCTAATGGCCATTCCACAAGCACACCTTCCTCCTTCATTAACAAATTGTATGTATTGTTGGACACCCTTCATTTGTAAATAATTATCAAGTAAATAATCAGGAACCATTTTACCATCTCCCGAAAGGGCCCAAGAAACAACAGACTGGGACTCAATTTCATCAATAGAAACTGAACTTGATGAAGAAGCAGAAGAACTAGAGCTGCTCGAACTACTAGATGTACTAGATGAACTAGAACCAGAACTTAGTAAAACGTCAACATTAGAAGCAGAAGAATCGATAGGATCAGTGATCTCACCCCAAAGCAACTCACTCCCGCTCATTCGAACTGGAAAAGGATTAATAAAATCAATAAGGTTCTCAACCTTACCCGGAGCATACAACTTAGCTAGACCATAACTAAAAGGTAAAATATTATTACTACGACCTTTAATAATATAATCAGCTACAAAAGTAGTTGATTTACACGGACAAGCTGGCGTTGGCACTTTAACATTAATTATAGAACCAACAACTTTAATAGGATTAAGAGTATGCTTTTTGCACTTATCACAATAAGCAGCGCCAAAATGATGTGGTAAAGTAATTGGTCCAGGAACAAGTTGCCTTTGTCTGCAGTAAGGGCAATGAGTTTCATCTCGAAACAATCCCTCACAATTAGTACACCCTATCCATAATTCAGGTTGATCAATTTTCCTTAAAAAATAAGTACCATCAGAGACATAACCTTTACCAAGAAGTTTTTTAATTGACTTACCATCCTTAATACCAATAGCAAGAGCGTGTCTACTACGCAAAACTGGAGGCAACTCCATTTCCGTAATAGATTCGTCAAGGAGTGATTCTTTACTTGTCTCTAAATCCTCTTGAACCTCTTTCACCACTTCAGCAACTTCATCAGTGAATGAAGGTTCTTCTTTTTCTTCTTTTTGTTCTTTCTTTTTCTTAAAGAGTCCTTTTGAAATCCTGATTAAACCTTGAAAAATGGTATTAAAACCACTGACGCACTTATGCAAATAAGAAACGGCGTCAATGATTTCACCATTACCAACAACTATAACGATAAAGGCTAACAAAACAGCACAAACTTCTTCTAACCTACGAACCTTAGATCTAGACTCGGCTTTTTCATCATCTAAGATATTTCGGATACGATTCAATATTACTCCACAAATCACTGTAACTGCTACGCCTGTAGCAGCTTGTCTCAAGTAATATTTTAACTGTGAATATTCTGCAGAAATTGCAGTTTTAACTTCTTTAACTTCAACACGAGTATCCTTAATAAGATCTGTAGCGCTCCTAGCAGCATTGGAGACATCTGCTACAGTTTCTTTAACTTTATACTCATTAATGAGACTCATAGTTTTTGTCTCAATTCTACGGGCCATGAAGTAATTCATCCCCATATTCATTGCTACGCCAGCAATGGTCAGTCCAGCTGAAACCAGCAAAGACGACATATTGTTTTTACTTTTTTACGATCTTCTTC